GCGCAAGATGCGCATGGTCGGTGGAGGGGTGGTGGCTAGAGTGTTTGCATGACCACACAATCAAGAGGCGTTGGGCGTGGAAACAAAGCGCAGCCAATCGAGCAGAAGCGTTTGAAGGGTTCACGCATTCGGAACGGTTTGCAGGCGCAACCGATGTCATCGAGTGCGCTTGCGCTGGTGGACTTGGACGTTGTGCCTACTGTGCCGGAAGACTTCGGGCTGGTCGGCACGTCGTATTGGAATGTGTTGTGGACTGGTGGGAGACGGCATCTGTCGGAGCTTCACGATGTTCCGTTGATGACCAGACTCTGCAAGAACTTCGACAAGATTGCGGAACTAGAGTTGTGGCTTGGCAAGGATGTCGAGCGCAGGTGGTACACCAGTCCGAATGGTCAGGTGGTGACGCATCCTGCGGTGAAACAGATCGAGCAGATGGATGCGCAGAACACGGCTTGGATGAGTTTGATGGGGTTCACTCCTTCGGATCGGGCGAGACTTGGGTTGCAAGAGATAAGGGTGGCAAATGAACTTGATCAATACAGGCAACGCAAGTCCAGCGTGGTCAACGCCAACGCTGTATCAGAGGTCTGACGGTCAGTTAGTCACCGACTTCGCTGAGACATTCCTGCACGTCAGCAAGGGTGTTCGGGCTGGGGAGGGGTTGAGGTTGACGGGTTGGCAGAGGGGTTTGTTGGGTTCGTTGTATGAGCGTCGTGAGGATGGGTTGCTTCGGTATCGTCGGAGTTTGATTGGGTTGGCTCGGAAGAATGGTAAGTCGCTTCTGGGTTCGGTGGTTGCGTTGTATGGGTTGATTGAGGGTGAGCCTGGGGCTGAGGTGTATTCGGCTGCTGGTGACAGGATGCAGGCACGGATTGTGTTCAATGAGGCGAAGTGGCAGATCAGTCAGTCGTCTGCGTTGTCTGGTATTTGCAAGGTGTATCGGGATGTGGTGGAGGTGCCTTCTACTGGTGCGATCTATCGGGTGTTATCGGCTGACGCAAAACTTCAACAGGGTTTGAATGCGTCGTGCGTGATATTTGATGAGGTTCACGTGCAGCCGAATGAGGATTTGTGGAATGCGCTCACGTTGTCTTCAGGTGCAAGAAAAGACCCGATGATCGTTGGTATCACCACAGCAGGGTTTGACCCTGACTCGTTGTGTGGCCGATTGTACAACTATGGCAAGCGTGTCATCGCAGGTGATCAGGACGATGAACGGTTCGGGTTCTTCTGGTGGGAAGCACCAGAGGGTTGTGCAATATCGGATCGTGATGGTTGGGCTGCTGCGAACCCGAACCTCGCTGAAGGTTTGCTCGACATTGAGGACATGGAAGTGTCAATGAATCAGACGGCTGAGGTTGCGTTTCGCAGATACAGGTTGAACCAGTGGGTCAGAACTGATGGTGAGTCGTGGTTGCCTGCTGGGGCGTGGGAGTTGTGCCGGTCAGATATGGAACTCAAGCCTGATCTGCCCACGTTCGTTGGGGTGGATATGGCGTTGAAACATGACTCGATAGCGGTGGTTGTCGCTCAACCGCAAGATGGGCGTGTGGTTGTTCGTGCAAAGATTTGGCATCCTGATGCGAATGCGATGGATGTGTCTGCTGTTGAGCAACACATTCGAGACATCAACAGCCAATACAACGTGGTTGAGAACGCTTATGACCCTGCGTTCTTCCAGCGTTCGGCTGAAGTGTTATCGGAGAATCATGTGATGGTGGAGTTCCCTCAGTCGGCTGCACGAATGATCCCAGCGTGTGGCAACTTGTATGAACTGATTGTCAATCAGGTCATCGCTCACGATGGTGATCCGATGTTTGCTGATCAGATCATGTCGGCTGCGCAACGACAAACCGAGTCAGGTTGGCGACTCTCCAAAGGTAAGTCAAAGCGCAAAATTGACGCTGCGATTGCGTTGGCCATCGCATCAGATCGAGCAACATCCAAACAGGAAGTCGCACCCGTACCTGGTTTCTTTGTAGTCTAGGAACATGACAATCTTCCTGCTAGAACTTCTCGCTGTTTCACTTATCGGATTTGGGGTATTCTTGTTGTCGGTACCCATCGGCCTGATTTGCATCGGGTTCATAGTTCTATTGTTCGCATTCGCTTATGAGCGTGGGCAGAGGAAGGTCAAAAAGTAAATGTTGTCACGACTTCTGAACCAAGGCATCGAGGAACGAGCAGTCTCATTCCAATCATTGTTTGCATTGGGCGACGGCTACTCAATGACCACGAACGCTGGAACGGTAGTCACACAAATAGATTCACTCAAAATTGAAGCGGTGTACGCATGTGTGCGACTCATCTCCGATTCAATCTCAACTTTGCCTGTCGATACTTACATTCGAGTAGGAGCAGAACGCAAAGCGTATCGTCCTCGACCATTGTGGCTTGACATGCCAGAGTCCGGTGTCACCCGTACCGAACACTTCCAACAAGTGTTGGTGTCGTTGCTGTTGAACGGCAACTCGTTCACTCGTATTGTGCGTGACGATCAAGGTGTTGCTGCGCTGGTCGTGTTGAATCCTGAGCGTGTTGAATGCTCCCGTGATCGTGAGACTCGCCGACCAATCTTCATCTACGAACAACGTGACATCATCCAATCCGAAGACATGATTCACATCACCGAGATGCGTTTGCCAGGTGAGATGCGTGGCCGTTCCAAGATTGACCTCATCAAAGAGAACCTCGGTCTTGCCAAAGCATTAGAAGAGTTCGCTGCACGGTTCTTCGGTCAAGGCTCATCGGCATCAGGCATCATCGAGTTCCCAGGCAACCTGACTCGTGAGCAAGCCAAAGATTTGGTCAACGGATTTGAAGAAGGTCACAAAGGTTTGCGCCGGTCACATCGTCCAGGCATCTTGTTCGGTGGAGCGAAGTTCACCAAAACAACCGTTGACAACGACTCTGCACAATTCTTAGAATCACGCCGATTTGCCATTGAAGAGATTGGTCGCATCTTCCGATGCCCACCATCAATGCTCGGTGTCACAACAGCTGGAGCGATGTCGTATGCGTCAGTTGAACAGAACGGCATCCACTTCGTTCAACACACACTGCGTCCATACATCTCCAAGATTGAAGATGGATACCAGAAGTTGTTGGACAGTCGAGCATTCTTGAAGTTCAACGTGGACGGTCTGCTACGAGGCGACCAAGCCTCACGATATGCAGCATTCTCCACAGGTCTGCAATCAGGGTTCTTGTCAATCAATGACATCCACCGCATCGAGGATATGGCTCCGACTGAGGGTGGGGATGTGTATCGGGTTCCTTTGGCGAACGTGGATATTGCTGCTGCGAATCTGTCTGAGTTGGATCGTAAGTCTGTTATTGCTCAGCGTTTGATTCTGTCTGGGTTTGATCCTGCTGAGGTGATGAAGGCGTTGGAGTTGCCAAAGATTGCGCACACTGGTGTTCCTTCGACACAGTTGCAGGCGTTGTCAACAATCAATCCTGCTGATCCTGCTTCGGTGTATGAGGTGAAGTCGCAGGATATGAGTATCAATATGCCTGAAGTGGTGCTGAACTATACGCCTCCGGCTGTGAATGTTCCTGCACCGATCATCAATGTTCCTGAGACTGTGGTTCGTGTCAATATCCCAGAGTCAAAGCCAACGATCCGCACGGTTGAGCGTGACGCTGACGGGCGTATCTTGACGATCACTGAAAGGGTTGAAGACTAATGGCACACGGAATTGGTGCATACTTGGGCAATGCTTGGATGAATGCGTTGGGGAATGCCACATCGTTCTCGGTGGCTGTGCCATACGTGAAGTTGCATGTCGGTGATCCTGGTGCTGCTGGTACAGCGAACCCTGCTGTAGAAACAACACGCAAGTCAATTTCGTTTGGTGCTTCTGCTTCAGGCGCATTGGCTTCTGATGCAGATATCAGTTGGACTAATATCGCAGGGTCTGAAGATGCAACTCACTTCACGGTTTGGGATGCGTTGACAGCAGGGAACTTCTTGTTCTCTGGCACAATCACCGCAAACCCCTACACGGCTGGTGATACATACACGATCAGTTCGGGCAATCTCACCGTCTCTTTGACGCTCGCATCGTAGGTTTGTGATGGCCGTTCAACGGTTCGTCCTTGACTCAACTACACTCAACAACGCAGGCTTCGGTCTTGACGGTGGCGCAGCGTTTCTTCTTGACACCTCAACACTTGATAGCACCGCAGTCCTTGATGGCGGTCAATTCCTAACTGTTGCCACAGGTACATCGTCGCTCGGTAGCACAAGTGCTACAGCATCAGCATCAGTCAAACATTCTGCATCAGCATCCTCATCGTTGGGTGCTGGTACTAATACGGCCACAGCAACCGTTGTGGTGCCTGCTGTTGCGACTATCGGCTTGGGTGGGTTGGATGCGTCAGCTCAAGCCAAAGCGAAGAAGTCTGTGTCAGCGAACGCTGATCTGGGTGGCTTGGATGCTTCTGCCACGTCACGTGACATCAAGAGCGCAAGGTTCGATGCTGACCTAGGCAATGTTGTTGGTTCTGCCACAGCACAATCAACCCCACCTGAACCGCCACCAGTTGACGATGGTGTTGGTTATCAGCAACCGTATCGACAAAAGCCATTGAAGAAGCAGGTCAAACCTGTTGAGATACCGATACAGATTGAAGTCATTCCTGAACCAGCAATCATTGTTGCTCAAGGTATGTCAAGGCTTGGTGGGGTTGACTGTCTAGCGTTGGGGTCAATCACATTCTCCACGCTTGATGATGATGCTGAAGTATTGTTGTTGGTCTGATGCCTTATTTCATTACAGACAAAGCGGAGAGCTGCGCAGGTTGGGCAACCATCAAGGAAGATGGAACTGTTATCGGTTGCCATCAAACAAAACAAGATGCAGTTGATCAGATGGTTGCTGTGTCATTGGCTGAAGATATGTCTCCTGGTGGAGAACGCAACTCTCAATCCGATGAAGTCATCATTGTTGACATTGATGGAACGCTGATTGCTGGTGGTTCAGGTATCCAAAAGAATGTGGATTATGTGAACTCGTTGTATTCCGATTACTACATCTACATTGTGACAGGTCGCCCAGAATCAGATCAAGAGAAAACAATGCAAGAGTTGGCTGATGCTGGTGTTCAATTCAATGACATCCAATTCAATGAGGATATGAGTGTTTCAACACCCGAATACAAGAAGCAAACTGCTGCTGACATCCTTGAAGAGAACCCTGTCAAGTTGGCGATTGACAATGATCCTGCTGCTCGACGTGCCTACGCCTCATTAGGGATCGCAACTTTAGACCCGAAAACAATCAAGATGAGTGACATGCCCTCTATTCGTCAAGTGTCTTTGGATGTGCCTGCATATATTCGTTCGGCTGCACGAAAAGGTTTGGACTATTACGGTCAAGGTTTGGCTGGTGATGGATTGGTTGATCGCACTGTCCGTGAAGCGAGAGATATGGCCAGAGGCAATATCAGTGAAGATAAGGTCATTCGAGCGAACGCTTGGGGTGCAAGACATCTTGTGGACTTGGACGCAACAAAGAACTCAAACCCTGATGACAAAGAGTTCCCTGGTGCCGGTGCAGTTGCGTTCTATCTGTGGGGCATCAACCCATTAGACCCTGAACCTGCGATGAATTGGTTTGCTTCAAAGGCTGAAGCAATCAAAACTGACAACACAGGCAATGCAAGAGGCACTATTGTGGCAGATATGGAACGGCGTGACCTGAACGAAAACTTTATGTGGACGGCTCATCAGCAAGCTCTCTATTCCGAACTTGAAGACATCGCAGAAACATTCGGTCAATTTGATCAAACATCAGGTGGCGATGGTGCGCATTACTTCACAGACAACCCATTCAAAGCGGAAGGATTGATGTGCGCTAATTGTGCATTCTACAACGGTGCGCAAGGATGCGAACTCGTATCAGGAGTCATCCTTCCAGAAGCATTGTGCAAGTTCTGGATCATTCCAACAGACCTCATCCAAAGTCGTTCGGTTCCATTGAACATACATCGACGACGACTCAATCTGCTCGCAGACATCTAACCAACAAGTTTGGTACGATATTCACATGGAAGAAAAGGTTGAAACCCGTCGCATTACTTCAAACGACTTTGAACTTCGTGCCGATCCAAAAGGCGATGGCATGTCATTCACAGGGTATGCAGCAGTATTCAACTCACCATCGGAACCACTACCGTTCATTGAACGCATTGCTCCTGGTGCATTCGCCAAAAGTTTGAAGTCACGCAACAACGTGCGCATGTATATGAACCACGATTCGAGCATGCTTCTCGCCACCAGCCGTGCCAAAACATTGCGACTGTCAGAAGATTCCAAAGGATTATTGGTTGACGCTTCACTACCTGACACCAGTGTTGGTCGTGACTTGTCGGTATTGATGAAGCGTGGCGATGTGTCCTCAATGTCGTTCGGGTTCTCGGTTCCTTCTGGTGGAGATGTCTGGTCGGAAGATGGCATGTCTCGTGAGCTTCGACAGATCAAACTTTATGAGGTCAGCGTTGTCACAGGATTCCCTGCCTATCAAGCAACATCTGCCTCAGTCAGATCATTTGATGCCCTTGCTGTTCGTACCGGATTGGACGCAGATCATCTTGCTGCTGCAATCACGAACCTTGAAGCAGGTCAAACCTTGTCACAAGATCATGCGATGTTGCTTCGTGAAACTGTTGCCAAACTTGAGCCGGCACCACAGGTTGCACCAGCATCCGTTGGCATCATGGCCAAGCACCTTGACTTGTTGAATAAAATTATCTAACATTTCATCACTGCATCGATTAGCGGAGCCGCTGCGATGTTGCTGATTGCGGAGCCGCATCAGGTTGAGAAGTAGTACCTCCCTGCGTATCCCCAATTCATCAACTATCGAAAGCAGAAAAAACCATGAAAGAATATCTAGACCGTCAAGTTGAAGTACGTCAACGTGCATGGGACGAAGCCAAGTCAATCTTGGACAAGGCCTCAGCAGAGAAGCGTGACCTCACCGCCGAAGAAACACAAACCTATGATCGCATCAACAAAGAACTTGATGAGCGAGCATTGACCATCAAGAAGCTTCGTGAAGATGAAGCCCGTGAACTTCGCATGGATGCAGCAACTCGTGAGATTGCTGATCAAGTCCGTCCAAACAACTCGGTTCCAACTCCAGTACTCGATGACGCACAAATCATGCGTTCGTTGGCTAAGGGCGAGATTCGCAGCGCATCCTTCGAGAAGCGTGACGTTCTCAAGTCCTCAACTGGTTCACCAGTCCCAACATCGTTCTACGACCAAGTCATCGGCCTTGCTCGTCTGGCTGCACCAGTTCTTCAAACATCAACGGTGTTGAACACCAATGGTGGCGAGAACTTGCAGATTCCATCGCAAGCGCAGTACTCAACGGCAGCAATCGTTGGCGAATCAACTGCAATCGCAGAATCGGATCCAATCTTCAACAGTTTCGTAACTCTCGGTGCCTACAAGTACTCGTTCCTTGTGCAAGTCTCCCGTGAGATGATTGAAGACGCAGGCGTGGACATTCTCAGTTTCATTGCAAGCCAGGCTGGAGCCGAACTTGGCTACCGTGTTGGTGCAGCATTGACCACAGGTTCAGGCACGAACCAGCCAAAGGGCATCGTCACAGCATCAGCTGTTGGCGGTACCGCAGCAGGCACAGCAGTCCTCGCAGGAAACGACCTCATCAACCTGTACTACAGCCTTGATGGCGCAGCTCGTAACTTGCCAGGTGTTGGCTGGCAGATGAACGGAAAGACCATCGGCGCAGTTCGCTCGATCAAGTCCACCGACGGCATCTACCTGTTCAGCCCATCGTTGGCTGTTGATGTTCCTGACACATTGTTGGGTCGTCAAATCTTTGAGAACCCATCAATGGCTGATCTTGCTACAACCAGCAAGAGCGTCATCGTTGGACACCTTCCTTCGTACTATGTGCGACAAGTTGGTGGAATCAGGATTGATGTTTCGGATGACTACGCATTCAACGCAGACCTCCGTACGTTCCGTTGCACATTCCGTGTTGACGGCAACTTGCCACAAACATCACACGTCAAGCATCTCCTCCAGCCATAACGCTGAGGGGCTTGTTCCCTTACATCCCATAATTCCCCTAGGCTTAGGGTCGGTACGAACACGCAGGGCGTACCGACCCTATTTCTATTCCCCCTGCAATCTGCGAAGGAGAAGGAAGTGAAAGATGCTCGTACTAGTCCGAGGCACACCGGTAGAACTACCACCCCAGGAAGCGCAGTTGTTAGTCCGAATGGGCGTGGCACAATACTTGGAAGTAGCAGACTTGCCAATAGAGACTCGTTACGAATCCTCTGGTATTCCAACGCCCCCTTCACCAACAGTGGATACGGTCAGCAAACGGCGCAAGTCATCCCAAGGTTCATCAAAGAAGGTCACGAAGTAGCAATCCACGCAATGTATGGCCTTGAAGGGTCAACATCAATGTGGAATGGAATCAAAATATATCCAAGGGGTTCTGCACCATATTCGGATGACATCACTGTTGCGCATTGGATGGATTGGGCAAACGGCAATAAGAACTTGCCACCGATCTTGATGACATTGTTTGATGTCTGGGTGTTGCAGTCAAAGTCTTTTGATCTGTGTCCGAACATTGCTTCTTGGGTTCCGATTGATCATTCTCCTTGTCCACCTGATGTGTTGGCTTGGTGCGCTCGACCTAATGTGAAACCGATTGCGATGTCAAAGTTTGGTGCATCAATGTTGGATCAGGCAAACATTGAGAACTTGTATGTGCCTCACGCTATTGAGTCAACATTCAAACCTGGCAGAACATACACGAACGGTCAAACACAGGTGACAGGTCGAGAGATTATGGACATCCCTGAAGACAAGTTTGTTGTGATGATGAACGCAGCCAACAAAGGCACGAATCCTTCTCGTAAGTCGTTCGCTGAGAATGTGTTGGCGTTTGCTGTGTTTGCTAAGACGCATCCTGATGCAGTGTTGTTTCTTCACACGGAACGTGATGGTGCGCAGGGTGGAATCAATTTGCCTGCATTGATGGAAGCGTCAGGTCTGGAATCTGAGCAGTACAAGTTTGTTGATCAGTATGCGTATCGGGCTGGGTTTCCTCAAGGGATGTTGGCTGCAATGTATTCAAGTGCTGATGTGTTGCTTGCTTGTTCTATGGGTGAAGGGTTTGGGTTGGCTGTGATCGAGGCTCAGGCTTGTGGTGTTCCTGTGATTGTGTCTGACTATACGGCTCAACCTGAGTTGGTTGGTTCGGGTTGGAAGGTTGAGGTGCAACCGTTCTGGGATGCAGCTCAACGGGCATGGTTCTGCACACCTCAGATACCTAGCATCGTGGATGCCTTGAGAGAGGCGTACAACGCTCCTAGAGGCGTGGATCAGGTGGCTGTGGACTTTGCTAAGGCATATCAGGCTGATGCTGTGTATGAGGCTTATTGGAAGCCTGTGATGAAGGGATTGTCTGAATGGTGCCGGTCATCATCATCCCAGTCCTAAACCGATATGACTTGATGGAACGAGCGATCCGCTCGATTGATTACCCTGTTGAACGACTCATCATCATTGACAATGGCGATGGTTACGATCCTGACATGCTGGCTTGGACTGCGCCTTGGCAATACATTCAGAACTGGTATTTATGGCGTATGCCAACGAACCTTGGTGTGGCACCGTCTTGGAATCTTGGTATCAAGGCGACACCTCATGCGGAGGGATGGTTGTTGTTGAACTCGGACGCATACTTTGAACCAGGTCAACTAGAACATTTCTATGCTGACTGTGAAGACAATATGGTTGTGAGAACAGAACAGAACTGGTCTTGTGTTTGGGTGGGTCAGGATGTGGTGAGCAAGATTGGTTTGTTCTCCGAATGTTATGTGCCAGCCTATTTTGAGGATAACGATTATGAGCAACGTGCGAAGGCGTTCAACATCCCTGTCATGGTTTCGGATGTTTCGGTAGGGCATGACAATTCTTCAACGCTCAAAGCGAATCCTATTTTTGGGGAGAAGAACCAGCGCAGTTTCGCAGACAACAGCAATCTCCACGATATGCGTTGGCGGTCAGGAATACCTGACGCTGGGGCTTGGGATTTGGGTCGAAGAAGAACACTTGGTTGGGATTAACAAATGTTGAAGATGGTCGTTGTTTCACCCAATGTTGCTGTGACTGGTGGTGTTGAAGCGTTGCATCAGTTGGTTGCAACTGCCAATGAGATTGATGCTGGTTCAGCTGCGATCTTCTATTATCCTCAGCCTTCAACCCATAATGCGTACAGCCAATATGACTGTCCTGTAGTGCAATCTGTTCCCACTGATGTATTGGTTGTGTTGCCTGAGATATGGCCACATTTGGCTCGACAACTTCCTGCGAATCGTTGTGCGTTGTGGTGGTTGAGTGTGGATAATTTTGGTTCGCATGGTCATTCTGATTGGTCTGGTATTTCGTTGCATCTGTGCCAGTCGGCGTATGCGTGGGAGTATGTCCGTCAGAATGTTGGTGGTAAGCAGTTGATGCTCACTGATTGGGTTGATGTTTTGGATGCCGATGTTCCTAGGTTGAGCCGTGTTGTTGTGAACCCTGCCAAGGATGCAGGGTTGCTCAGACCATTCATGGCTGCTCATCCTGATATTGACTTTGTTGAGTTGCGTGGTTTGGGTCGTGCCGGTGTTGCTGAGGTGTTGTGGTCGTCGCAGGTGTATATGGATTTTGGTCGGCACCCTGGTAGGGATCGACCTCCTCGTGAGGCTGCGTCTGCTGGTTGTGTTGTGTTATCTACGAAACTTGGTGCAGCAGGTTTTGATGTAGATATGCCGTTGGATGATTGCTACAAGTTTGATTCTTTGGATGAGGCTTCGGTTGCGTTGCGGATGGTGTTGGCTGACTGGGATGTACACCATCAAGCGCAGGCTGGGTATCGCAATGTCATATCTGATCAGCGAAGTGTGTTTCGTCAAGAAGTAGGTCAACTTCTTGAATTATGTAATTGAAACTGTGCGCCAAAAGTTGCGCACGATTGAACTTGATTCCTTGCTCAATGCTGATACATGGTTCACACTTCTGCCAGAGTTCGGATTCAATCACGAGAACCCTAAAGAACTACCAGCAGAGATGGTGTTTCAACCTGGTCTTGGATTGCGTATATGGCAGTATCCCAATCAATTCTCCCCTTACATGGCTTGGCTGGCATCAAAGGCAAAGCTAATCAATTCCTATATGGAGATTGGAACTCGACACGGCGGTACCTTTGTGATTCAGGTTGAAACCTTGCGTCAAATAAATAATAATTTCAATACAGCACTAGCAGTAGATTTGATGGATCAACCTGACTTGCTAACAGAATACAAATACAGGCAACAGGATTCGCAAAGCGAAGCCTTCTCCCAATGGGTCAGTCAACAGTTCTTTGATTGCATCTTTGTTGATGGCGACCACAGTTATCAAGGTGTCAAAAGAGATGCAGAATCAACCATCAAACGATGCAACATTCAGGTATTCCATGACATCAGTTCAGATTCCTGTCCAGATGTCGGTATGTACTGGCAGGAACACAAAATTGTCCATAATGCCACGCATGACTTTGTTGAGTTTGTTGACCAGTACGACTCGGTTCAAGGATCGTTCCTTGGAATAGGTGTTTCCTACCGTAAGAACTGGATTGTTCTGAACTAGTATTGTGGCACTATGGCAATCACCAACGGCTATGCCACACGCAATCAGATCAAGGCTGCTCTCCGTATTGGTACGGCTGACACAGTTGATGACGACCTGATTGACAACTGTGCTGGTGCTGCTTCACGTTTGATTGATGGATATTGCAACCGCAAGTTTTGGGCTGTTGGTTCTGCGACATCACGTGTGTATCAAGCAGACAATGAGTTCTACTGCAACATTGATGACATATCTGGAACAGCAATCATATTGAAAACTTCATCGTTCCCTGGCAATGGTTTTGATGTGACTTGGACTGTGACTGATTATCAGTTGGAACCATTGAATGCGAACCTTGATGGACTCACTTGGTCGTATGACAAGATTCGTGCTGTAGGTGATTATCTCTTCCCAACTGTGAATGCAAACTATGGTGAGCAAGCGTTGGTTCAGGTGACAGCAAACTTCGGTTGGCCGTCTGTGCCTGAGCCGGTTACGCAGGCAACGATCATTCAGGCTTCACGTTTGTTCAAACGATATGACAGTCCGTTGGGTGTGGCAGGGTTTGGTGACATGGGTGCTATCAGGGTGAGTCGTGCGCTTGATCCTGATGTGGCACAGCTCGTCGAGCCGTACCGTCGCATGCGTCTCTTCGCATGAGTTCCACAACTACTGTCTCCCAGATCAAAACTGGATTAGCAACGAACCTGGCAACCGTGTCAGGGTTGAGGGCTTACGCTTATCAGCCTGACAATGTGAACACTCCGTTCGCTTGGCCGTTGCTGGACAGTATCCAGTACAACGGGGCTATGGGTGGGGGTTTGATTACTCACAAGTTCACGGTGTCTGTGGTGGTGGGTCGTTCGGCTGAGCGCACTGCACAGTCTTTGTTGGATGGGTATCTGTCCTATGCCGGTGCGACTTCGATTCGGGCTGCGATTGAGTCGGATCGGACTTTGGGTGGGGTTGTGCAGGATTTGATTGTTGAGTCAGCCAATAACATCTCAACCCTTGAAGCGAATGACGCAACGTATTTGGCGATTGATTTTGTTGTGACGGTGTATGCGTGACCCCTTGCCGATGGATACTTGTGGCGTGTAGTGTTATCGCATCGGCTCAGCCGAGCAGACATCAACTCGAACGCCGATAGGCAGGAGCAGACATCATGGCAAAGCAAGTTCTTACAAACGTGGCAGTGACCTTCGGTACTGCTGCAACCGACATCAGTGCATACGTCACCTCGATCACGTTGTCAACGACAGCTGCTGAAGTTGTGACCTCGGCAATGGGTTCATCTGCGACAACTCGCATTCAAGGCATGATTGACAACTCGGTCACGGTTGAACTGCAACAGGACTACCCAACGATTGAGAAACTGTTCTGGGATGCGTTCACTGCTGGTACTGCTGTACCAATGACAGTGAAGCCAAACGGAACTGCTGCTGCATCGTCAACGAATCCAAGTTACGCATTCAGCGTTCTTCCTACTTCGTGGACACCTGTGAACGGTGCCATTGGTGACTTGGCCACAGTGTCAATCACGTATCCAATCTCTGGTGCAATCACCAAGACTGGCACTAGCGCATAGTTTTAATAATTCCAACCCTTACCTGCGGAGGTAAAGAATGAAGATCGCACTCAGTTTGACTAGTGCATTAGATGGCAAGCAACGCACAATCATTGCTGCGTTCCCTGACTTCATTGCGTTTGAAAATAAATACAATCGCAGTGTCGCCAAGTTTGAAGCCGAACTGACCTTGACTGATCTTGCATACCTTGGATGGCATGCAGAGAAACGGTTGAAGAAAACAGGCTTGGACTTTGAATCATGGTGCGAAGAGATTGAAGCACTCGAAGTGGGAGACAGTGCTGACGCAGTGATCGTCCCTTTGGAGATAAGTCAGCCCACTGGGTAATTTCATATCTCGCTTGCGAGACAGGGATTGCACCATCAGTGTTGCTGGCAGAAGAACCACGAATGCTGTTCACGATGTTGGCATACCTTCGATGGAGAGCCATTCATCTCGGCAAGTAGTATCGGATCATGGCAGGTCGAGCAGGATCATTCAACGCAAGCGATGCAATCAATGCTCCGGTGCAGATTGACGGTCTAGCAGACTTCCTTCGTGATCTGTCTAAGACATACCCTGATTTCAACAAGCAAGCACGAATCGCCAGTCAAGGCGTAGCAGAACTGCTTGTCGTTGCAGCAACCTTTGAGGCTGCATCGGTGACTCGTAATCGTCAAGCGTTAGAAGTGATGAAGGGCATGCGAGCGCAACGTGACCGCATTCCAACTATCAAACTCAATGAGAAGTCTGGATTCGTTTCAACAACCAAACCAAACAGAACTCGCAAAACCAAGGTGACTAGGGGTGATGTGTTCTTTGGTGCTGAGTTCGGTGGCGGTAAGCATGGCTCATCAAATAGGACGGTGGCTGGTGCTAAGTCACGGGCTGGGACTGAGATGCACCGTAAGGGTGGGGGCAGGACTACCCAGTTTCTTAGGCATCGAGGGAAGTCAGGATATTTCTTTTGGCCTACCGTGCGCAAGAACAAGGAGAACATTGCCAAGGTCTATTTGGACGCTATTGACAAGGTTTTAGAAGGTTTGAAAGATCGTTGACTTTGGCTGTGGTTTCGCTACCCTGTAGGTAGGGAGGCGTTCATGGTTGTCTATTTTGATTCGGTCAAGTCTGTTCAACCGAAGCCGTTCGCCACGAATTGGGTTGACCTCAAAGAACGATTGCTTCACCATGAGGAGAATGCCAACAAGTCTGCTGGTGCGTTGTGGTCGCCTGTTGAGTATTACCCAGGTAGGACTCGTGGTAATACTGCGGTCAGGTTCATTGAAGCGTTGGTGGTTGACATGGACGGCGAATCATTCGCCAACGCCAACCTAGACGGATACGAATATCTTGCCTACTCCACCTACTCGCATCGACTAGACGATCCTCACTATCACCTCGTCTTGCCGTTGGCTGAGCGTGTACCGGCAGGACTGTGGCGAGCCGTATGGCAAGAGCTGCACGAACGACTCAACTTGCAAGGCGACCCTGCAACCAAAGACGCTGCACGTATCTTCTACCTCCCACAACACGCACCCGATCAACCATTCGAGTTCCACGAACAATCAGGCAAGTTCATTGACACCGACTTTGAATACGAACCTGCTCGCAACCCAACACCCAAGTCACCACGTCAGTCTGCTCAGCCTCGACGCAAACGCACCATCGGTGTTGAGATGAATGATGCGTGGTGGGATGCAGGTCAAGTGATCACAAAGTATGACGGTCTTGAAGATAAGGAGTTGTGGTCTGTGGTGTTGGCTGACTTCCGTGCCTTGCGCTCGGCTTGTGAGGATGTCATCTAGAATTGCCTCATGGCAGGCGTTCGCACATTCGTAGTTCGATTCCTTGCTGATGCCGAACAATACAAGAAGGGCATCAGACAAGTCTCCGATGGCATGGGTGGCCTCAAGACGGATGTGACTAGTTTGTTGCCGTCGTTCAAGACGGTTGCGATTGCTGGTGCTGCGGCATTCGGTGCTGTTGCTACTGGTATCGGATTTGCGGTGAAGGCTGCGATGGAAGATGAGAAGTCACAGGCGTTGTTGGCTGCACAGTTGAAACGAACCTTTGGTGAACAACAAGGTTTGACTGATGCGGTTGAACGGTATATCTCTGTTACTCAACTTCGTACTGGAACTAGTGATACAGAGTTGCGTGACTCGATGGGAACTTTGATTCGTGTCACAGGAGACTTGAGAAAGTCTCAAGACCTTTTGACTATTGCGCAAGATATATCTGCTGCTACAGGCAAAGACCTTGCATCAGTTTCTTTGGCCGTTGCCAAGGCGAGCCTTGGTCAGTT